TCTTCGTTAGATCCATCCATTCCCTGATTGCTCCGTGCTTCCACATCTCCGTGGCTTGATAGACCACGTTCTGACCTGCCACTTCCAGCGACAGGATTCGCATCTTCAAGCGGTCGATTTCACGCTCAAGTTCTTCGATCTTTTCCTCTTGTTGCTGGTTAATGTAATCATCCCAAGCTGCGTCGGCTTTGTCGTTTGCACTCATTTCGCATCCTCCACAACCCCACACGGGAGCCACGTTTTTCCACCGTCGGTGCTGTGTTCGCGTTCCTGAAGCCATAATTCTCGGTCAGCTTGTACTGATACCCATCCAAGAAGATGCCGATCATACGGAGCTTTCTTGAACCGTATCCACGCACCCAGCGGCACCTCGTCCGCAGTCCATGGGCGGAGCGTTGGCTTGATGCGGTAGTCGCATCCAGACCAACTCCAACATGGTGCTTCATTTGGCTCCCAAATGGAATGACCTCGACATGAGTACTCCACTTCCCTCCCATCCACATACGCCTGCATCACTTTGATGGCTTCGATTGTTTGTTCGCGTGTCATTTCGATTCCTTCTTATTCTTCCTATTCCTCGTCCAGTAACTGACCTCGTGGTTCTTAACTTTCTTGGCCGCTTTGTGGATTTCTCCAGCCTCCTTCTTAGAGATGCTGTACACCCCGGTGCCACCATCGATGATGCTCTTGATCCTGTCGCTCATTTGACGCCCTCCGCAATTGCTTCGTGAATAACTTTGAAATGCTCGGCGAAGATCGTATCGCGGATGGCGATGGCGATGTCGCGATGTTCTTTCTGCGTTCCCTTGGCGCAACGCTGCTCAAAGTAATGAATCCATGAACGGATGTTGCCGGTCATGTAGAGCGTCGTCTGCGTACAGAGCGGCAATACCATGCGCGCCGTCTCGCGGCTCACTCCTTCCTGAAGCAACGTTCGATAGGTTCTGAACGCCATATCGACCGACTTGGAGACAGCTTCAATGGCCCACTCTTGCGGATAAACATCTCCGCTTCCCTGGCGGTTTGCACGGTCCTGCGTACGAAGCTCGACCGGCTCCGCCGCATCGCTCGGCGCATAACGCTGGCTAAACTCCTGAAAGCAGAAACTGCGATGGCGCAGGAGCTGGGCGGAGATAGCGCGACTGGTCTGAATCTCGACCGTCATGCTGGCCTGTTCGAAGATGCTCCAATGGCCGTGCTTGATGCAGTAGGCCAATAGTTTCGGAGCGGTGAGGAGGCTCATCTGGTTCGACGGATTGCTGACACGGGCGGCGAACGTGATGAAATCGGAGGCGGTCATTGTACCGTCGCCGATGGTTGGTTTTGTGATAGCTACAAGTCTGACGTTCATGGATACGATTTTGAGTTCTTAGGTTTGAGCGTTATCGCGGAATGCGCTCCCCTCCGTGTTGAGGATTAGAACGGCTTCGGATCAAGGTCGTCGGCATCGACCGACGCAATCGGAACCTCGCGCATGTTCTTGATGCGGAGAGTCTTCTTTGTCTCGCCATTGACTTGGTACTCCTCGGATCGAGCGGTGATGAACAGCTCCAATCCGATCATCGTTTTGAGGAACGCGGCGTAGCTCCCCTTGGTGCCAAGGAAGTCTACTTGAGTGCCATCAGGGACGTTGTGCTTGGTTGCTGCGACGAGCTGATTGACGCGGAACCAGACGTTCTCCTGATTGATAAAGCGGTCCGTGATGGACGCGCCGTCTTCAGTCTTGAACGTAACCTTGCAGACCTCGCGGCCCTTGGCATCAAGGGTTTCCTCGACCTTCGAAACGGTGACTGTGTAATCGCCTTCGGCATCAATGTATCGGCCTCCGGCGTCCTTGCGATTTACTGCGAACATAATTTATTTGGTTTTAATTTTCGGATTTATTCAAGACCCACTTAGGGCAAGAAAGTGTTTGAACGGCTGTTGGATAGGCTGGCCAACTGTCTAGTGCGCGGCATTCGTGCAGCGTCGAGATTGCTTTGCGGCGAAGATTCTCGCCAGCCTGAAGCCATTCGGCGTCCAGCTTGTAAATGCCAATGGCATACGGCGCTTTACGTTCGACGGCCACGAAGATGAAGTTATCAGTGCCGGTCATGGCAAGGTAATGCGCGGCCTGAATGTGGTAGCCGAACGATGCGATGGTTCGTAGGAACGCTTCAGGCGATGCGTCGTCGGTCGTCTTCACATCGACCAGCGTATGATCTTCGACCCACATGTCGGGACGCGCTTTGAGAGCGATGCCGGTTTCCTCATCCTGAGCGAACACGCTTGCCTCAATCTTGTGGCTGAGACGAACGATGTCCCAGAACGGATGGCGGCGAACACTGTTGGCCACCCCTTGGACATCGATGTCTTCAGCGTGAGTCAGGTGGATGCGCGACTTGTGCGCTTCCTTCCACGCTTTGCCTTCCTTGTTCCTAGCGTCGATATCCGGCGGAACAACGGCGACAACCTGAGAGTATAGTTGCGGCTCTAGTACAGCGGTATGAATCGCCGTACCAAGCTGCATAGACTTCGTTGGCTCCTGATGCTCCTCAAGCGCGGCGCGATAGTGCGCCGGGGACTTGAGGATCTTCGACATCATCGACTTCGAGAGAGCGTCAACGGCGTGATACTGAGCCGCTGGCATGTCGAGGTTGACGTGTTGGTTAAGAATGCTCATTCGGTGGGAGGGTTGGCGAACGCTTTAGCCTTGGAGATGAAACCGTCCGCATCGGCGATGATCATGTTGGCCACCTTGGTCGAGACATCGCGGAAGTTCTGACCTTCCTTGATGAGGCTCTTCGATAGGAGGAACGCATTCGCGATATCGGAATGTGGCTCAAGAATCTGCTCCAGCTTCTCAACGAGCGAGAAGGCCGGTTCCGGCGTCACATTGACCGTCTGGCGCGTCGTGGTTGTGATGGAGGGTGTTGGTGCCGGATTGGAGAAGTCGGCCACTTCCTCAGGCGTATAGCGGCCCTGAGTGATTCGCGGATCAAGCATGCGAGTCGCCTTGCTGATGACACGCGCTCTGAGCATCTCGGCGGGGAATTTCGCCCATCCGCTGCCAGCTTTCGCTGGCAATAGTCCTGCTTGTTTCGCGTCGTCTGAGGTGAACGCCACGCGGACCTTCTTGACGCCCTTGCTGAAATCGGCGATGGCGGCGATTGCGTCGAACTGAATCCAGTCAATATCCCAACCGGCGCTCATCAATCCCGAGAGCATCGATTCGCTCTTCATGGTAATGTTGCCGTTGATCAAATGATTCTCGCGCTTCCACGAGAGCGGAGTCATCCGACTGGCAATGCACTCAAGAGCGAGGACGTAACCCTGCTCAGGCTTCACACATCCGAACATGCCGGAATGCGCTATCCAATCGCCCATCGTTTTGACCGCGTCCATCGGGCTGTCGATGCGGTCGTAGAAGTCAGGACTGGACGGTTGCGTTGTCGCTAATAGGTTGTTGCTGCTCATTTGTGTTCTCTTGTTGTATCTTTGTTTTTCTTGCGTATGGGTTCACCGCTCCGGTCGTCGCCCTCGATGCCAAAATCGCGGCGATGTCGGACTCGGTGAACAAGATTCGTCGGCCAATCCTTCTGTGCTGGATGCCGTCATGGCGCACGATCCGCCGTAGCGTTTCAGTGCAGATCTGGAGCATCTTCGCTGTATCTTTGGCGGTGTAAACTTTCACTTGGAAAAATCGACAGCGTTCGGGTGTTCACTTGGGAAACCACTGGTAAAACCCGTGACGAGTTCTCCTCGCCCTCTATTCCCGAACGCTGAAAAATTGGTCATCGTTGCATGCGTAGCGTCGCAGTTGCGTGGAGTCGTGTCAATGGCCGGTTGAAGTTTTTTTAGGACCAAGCCGCTGCAATCAACCTAGCGGTTTTCTGAGCATCGTTCTCAGGCATTTCCCTATATTCCGATTCAGGTTCGCCATTGTTGGCCACCTTCTCCTTGCTCTTGAATTTGCGCTTCTTCAACGATGCTAGCTCCTTTCGAATTTCAGCCAATTCGCGGTTCATGTCGCGGCGAAGTTGAGAAATTTGGCTGAGCATGAAATCCTTCCTAGCCTCCTCGCCAGTCGGCACCCAATCGCAGCCGCGCCACAAGCGGTGGATTTTATCGAAGACCAACACCCCGCTTTTGACGTTCCGCATCGAGTTGAATGATCGAACCGCATCCTCCTGACCGTAGTCCAATGCGCGGCGTATGTTGTTGATAACCTCGGACTTCGCCGGATCAACGTCATGCTTTGTTGGCTCCATCAGCCGGAAGTTGGCTCGCAGTGTGGAACCGTTTTGTAGATAACCCATAGGTAAGTTTAATGTGAGGTTGGCAGGATTGATTGTCAAGTAACCAGATCTAAATTTATTCCAGCTTATCAAAAAGTTATCCTTGGTCTACCTACTCATCTAAAAGATAAGCCTCCCCTTCTTAAAAAAGGGGAGAGGCTTAATTCCAAAACCGAAATGCTTGCACCGGCTCCTGACGGGCCGGACGCATTCGGTTTGGAAAAGTAGCGGCTGAAGCCTTGAACGCCGCTCAATCGATTGATCGACATAGCGTTTAAACGCTCTAAACGCCTCGCTGGCGCGTTTTGATTGTCGGATGATGTGTTGGTAGCGGAAGCGGTATCCGCCGCGCTAGAATCGAATCGATGGAAAGGCATGGTTTGGATGATGTTGAATGGCCTACTTTTTATCCGGCGAAAAGTTATCCGGCGGATTTCGGATGTTCGATACGCACGATGAAGACTGGTGTTCGCTCGCCGACGTATGCTCCGGCCTGATTGAAATCATGGAACTCGACCGCCTCCTCGTAGGTCATGCCGTAGGATTCCAGCTGAGCGATTACCTTGTCGTAGTCGTAGGCGACGACCGGCTCGCCTCCGAAGCTATGGCACACCCCAATGATGCAGTCATCGAAGCCGTCCATGAGTAGAAGCTCATCGTCGATGTCGGCCAAAAGTTCTCTAATTGTTCTCATGAGTTAGCCTTCGTCCGCTCCGCCGTGGGATACACATCGTAATCTTCCGACAATTCGACCGGCACGACGCGAATCCTCCCCTGCGTGTACTCGCCGGGGTTCAGTTCCTTCGCCGCTCGTTCCGCATCCTTGCGCGACGCGAATTCGACCGTCTCAAATTTGACCACGCGTTCCTTCAGATCGGACCAGCCAATCGCGCCGCTGATCTGGACCTTGTAGACTGGTTTTCTGAAGAGGTTGCGGCTCACGGATACATTCCTCCGGTGCGGATGAGGCTGATGATGAATTCCGAATCGTCGATGAGTTGCTGCCGTCGCTTCTCGCCCTCGCCGGTCGTGTCGAGCGACGACTGATACATGCGGACGTAGAAAAGCGCGTCCTGAAGGCAGGTAAGCGCGGCGGCGACGTCCGACAGGCGCGAGGATGCGTGAACGAGTAAGTTCGATTCCGTCTTGTCCGACACTTCATCGAGCGTTTCGATGAGCTTTTCGAGCGGTATGTTGGTCGACAGCGGCGGATTAATCTCGGCCATGCTCAAGTCGTAATATTTGGTCATAGCGTCTCCGAATCAGGTGTACCGGGGCAGAGCTTGTCGCCATCCTCGCGTTCGATGATGAGTTCGAGGATCTGATGGCCGTCCTTCGCGACGAGGCTGCAGATATGCTTGTTGTCGTCGTAAATACTAAGCGGCGTTGCGCCGGATTCGGCTGCCTCGCCCGCGAGGATTGCGTTGAATAGGTCGACGATTGTCTGTGCGTTCTGTTTGGACTGGATGGTTAGTTTCATTGGTTTGTGCTGTTTTACCGTGCGGTGAAATGATGGTTTTCGGTGAAAGTTCGGTTTGCGTTCTCCATCGATCGGAGTTCGCGCATGACGCGGCGGCCATAGGCGCGGGAGGAATTCCGCTTGAGAGCTTTTGGCCCACCTTGCCAGAGCCGAGCTAAGGATTCGTCGCTGAGATTGCGTCCGTAATGCGAAAGGTATGCGTTTGCGATGAAGGTTGCGGTTGCGCGGTTCGTGACTTGGGCGTGCGCGTAATGCGTTCCCATGATGCGGTTAACATCGCGCACGAGGATTGGGCGGATCTGCAACGCGCCTAACTCGCCATGACGGCCACGGGCGAGGTCATTTCCGTGGGATTCAATTTGGATTAAGGCTGAAAGAAGCAATGGATGCATAATTTGATGCGTTCTGACGGTTTATTCGTTCAATTTGCGCGTTGAGCGGATGCGCGCACCCCCGGTTTAGCGGACAAATGGGACGGCTCAAAGTCCTTTCGCCTTTGCGATGACCTCGCGAGCGTAGTCTAGGTCTTCATCGTCGGCCATCGGATGCGCGAGGCGTTCAAGCGCGAGGAGCATTTGAGGCGCGAGGGAAATGAGGCGAGCATTTGCCAGCTTCTCAGATTCCGGCGTTTCCGCGTTCGCGTGATGATTCGTCGCATAGCAAATCAGAGCGTCGCCAGCGCGGACGTTAGGGCCGGTTTGCCGCCAAGGGCCAGGGGTATGTTGGGGTTTCATGCGTAAATGTTCTCGGTTTCAGGTGTTGGGCGTGGTGAGCATGATGACGCGCCAGTCTACAGATTGGACGCTTGGCGTTGCGTCGGACCAACCTTGCATTTCAGTTCGGCCATCGTCGTGGACTGCCTCGCTATCCGCGCCTTCCGCGCCGGACTCCTGATGCCACCAGCGGCGGATATCGCGCACATAATCATCCGCAACATGGCGCGGACCGACGCGGATGGTGATTTGGGTTTCGCCGGATTTGAGCCGGTCGATGATATGGTTTTGCATGGGTTTTCTCAGGCGTTAATGGTTCAGAGTGCCGCAGTCCAGTTATTCGCAATCCAATTCCAGACTTCCTGCGCGGAGTCTTCATGCTCTGAGTGAACGCCGCCGCCGCGCGGGGTTTGAGTGCGTTCAAAGGTGAGGCTTAAGCGCGCGCTGAATTCCGCGCGGATCATGGATTCCAGATTGTCGCAGATGCGCGAAACATCGGACTCGGTGGCGGTGCTGCCCCAATAGGAAATTTCCGTGGGGAGTTGAATTAGGACTTCGTTTTTGTTCATGGATGCGGGATTGGTTGCGGATAGATTGGCCTACCCTTTCGCGTCACGCCTGACGGCATGGCGCGCGGAGGATGGGCCGGATCTAGATCAGCGCGCCTTCGGTCGATTGCATTTCAAGCGCGCGGAGGAATTCAACAAGTTTCAAGCGGTAACCTTTCCCGTTTTGCGCGCTTTGAATTCCGCGCGGTAAATGCGGTACAAGTCATGCAGCTCCTGTAGTGTGTCTAAATCGGTGTAAATCTGCCGATCTTGTAAATCCGAATAGATTCCGTCGATATCGTCGCCTAGTAAATCGCGAAGGGTTAGATATTGCCAGCGGACAGGCAGAGGGAATTCCGATTGGACGGCCGCGCGGTAAATGCGGTAAGGCTGCGAAAGCTTCGATTCAATAGCCTCAAATCGCGCGCGAAAGGTTTCTAGTGTCCAACCTTCCTTCAGTGTGCAGACTTTCCATCCGAAACCGTCGTTTTTAAGGACTTTTCCATTCGAACGAATCGAATAGGAAGCTTTCAATTGATTGAAACGGGCAAGCTCCGTTCCGTTTTTGCTTAGACAGGCCATGGTGTTTTATTCGTTGGGTTTATTTAGAAAGTACAGCACCCGCAACAAGGCGCGTCCTCGCAACGGCCGCGAGCATTCCTGGTGCCTGTCCAGCCGGATGACGTGCGGACGCAGACTAGGCCGGAGTCTTCCGGCATGCGGCCGGTGCATGCGTTGCAATCGATGCGCCACACGCGGCCGCGTTTGGTGACGGTGCCAAGGCCTGCCGGAACGGTTTCATGACATTGGACGCACTGGCCGGAGTATCGGTTTAACATTGGATTGATTGGATTGATTGGATTGATTGCTTTGGATTGAAGGAACGCCAGAACCTACTCTTTCGAATAGGCTCGCGCGCGCTTTCAACCGACAACGAAACCGCTTGTGTCGGACTTGGCTTTACCTTTCGCCTTAAGGCCGACGACGACACCTTTAGGATCGAGAAAACGGAGGTCGTTTTCGTCTCCGTTGATGACCGGAAAACCGTTCCAATGCGTTGGCAATTGCTTTCGGAAAACGACCGCCACGTTGCCCCCGCGCTTCAAAACTTCGAGACATTGGGCTTCGTTCGTTTCAGAACGGGAAAAGGTGATGCTGTAGTTTGACGGGAGTTTTCCATCTAGGAACGCATGCATGCGTTGGACGTTTTTGGTGTAGTCGTAAAATTGAGTTTTGTTGAACGCTTGAATGATGCCGTACCTTTCCCAACCGATATCAGAGGTGCCGTTCAAACGGACCGTGGCGCGCATGTTTTTGGCCTTGGCCTTTCGGATGACCGAAGCGACGTTTTCCTTGAGCGTGGCCAAGAAAGACTCGCGATCTTTGACGTAGAAAATAGTCTTTGCTGTGCGCGCTTTCTGGACGGAGTTAAATGCGCCGCGTCCAGCGTAGTATAAGCAAAGCGCGTCACAAGCGGCGGACGCATGAGGACAGACATTGATGAGGCCCGATAGTTTTCCCGGCGCAAGGTAGAGTATTCCGGTCATGAAGCCACGTTTTTGGCCTTTAACCGTTTTGGCGTTGGTGTCGATTGAGAGTAAGGTTTTATTCACGGGATTTAGTGGGTTGAGATTTAGAACTGCGTGACGATTAGGAACCAGAAGGCCAGAAGGCCAAGGACAGCGTAGATGACGGCTTGGAAAGCGAGAGAGAGGAGTTTGCGGCGCATGGGATTAATAATTGAAACGAGCGGGAGCGGGAGCGAAGATTAGGTTGAGAACCCAAAGGCCTTCGTCTTCGTCACCTTCGATGCGTTGGTCATCACCGAAAATGGTGACGTACGTGGGGAACGTATCCCAATCAACGTCGACGAATCGGGAGCGGAGGAAGGCGACTGCTGCGTCAACGTTGACGAATGGGACGTTGACGTCGACGGGAAGTCCGGTTGCGACGGAATCGGCAACGGCGGTAAGCAAGGCGTGTTGCATGGGGGTGACGATAGGCTCAGCCCGTGAAAGAGTCAAAAGAAAAATCAAAAATAAATTTATAAATGGTGAAAACATGGGGTTTTGCTGGGAAAAATGCGTAAAAAATTTTTAGAGGCGAACGACTGGAGAAGTGAAAAATCGAATTTTTGAGGCGGGGGAAACCGATTCCTTGCCGGATTCCGTAGCGTTCCGTACGTTGCCGGATATGCGGATGCCAACGGAAACATGGAAGCGAGCTTGCAGCCTCTACCTTGCCGGAATGGATTGGGAGACGATAGCGGGCAAACTAGGCGTGAATAAAACGACTCTAAGCAAACGAGCAAGTTTGGAAGGGGTGACGAAAGTTAAGAGGGAGATGCAAACGGTTTGCATTCAAAAGAAAACCGAAAGTCTGGAATCGTTGTCTGCAATCGTCAGGAATCGTCTCGCGGCAGACGCAGCCTCAACGCTCGAACGCATAGACGGTTACGCACTAGATGGAATCCGTGATGAATCCACACGAGAACAAATACTAGGCAGCGTAGCTAAGAGAAGCGCGCTGGTGTTTGGTTGGTCTGAGGCTGGTGAGCAAGCGTCAGTGTCCATCAATCTACTCGGCTCGATGCCCGATCGCGCATTCGAAGTCGTCGTGAGCCACGGAAGCGAGGCTGCGTCCACGGTCTGATAATGCATATTATCAGACTATAGCCGGACATTCTGTGTCCTAGGGCGAAAAGGATTGTTTTCTGGCAGAATGGTATGAAAGTTGAGCGGGTACCTGGCACCCCCTTTGCGGGGTGGCTTCGTTTACGATACCCCCCTCAAAAATTTTCCGCCTTTTTGACCATGTTAAGTAAAATTAAAATTGGTCAAACTATTTCTCTTAATCAAGCTGAGAGGAAGTTGGCCCACTTCGTAGCCAAGAATCGCAACGGCAATAATCGTCATTTCAACATTACGAACTTGAAGATTAGCGCGGATGACCCTGCGACTGTGGACCTTGAGGGCGTATGCGGAGAGATAGCCTTTTGTAAGCTATTCAATGTTTACCCTGATATCGACACGGAGCGCGAGCCTCCGCATCCGTTGCACGACGCAGTTATCCCGCCTCCTCCGGGATTCCGCATCGATGTGAAGACGACGAAGTATGAGACTGGCAAGCTACTGGTCGATTCGCGCAAGGGCGTTAAAACGCTGGGCGTGGACTACTATGCGCTGATGACCGGACAGTTCCCCGGTCCGTATACGTTCAGAGGCTTCATCGCAAGGGAGCATATCATCCAGCCGCATAGACTTGGCCTACTTGGAGGACACAAAAGCTACATGGCAGAGCAAAGTGAGCTAATCGACAATCCTTCGGATTGCCAATCAGCCCACTTATTCTGATTGACTCCTGAGGCATTAGTGTGTCTCAGTCCGCCCATCGACCTTAAGAGCCGCGTTCGCTTGGTCATCGAATGCAAAACTGTCTAAGCGGCAATGACGCTCCGCATCGGATGGATAGGATAATCAGCCACCGTGTGGTGGATAGATGGCCTACCAAATGCAGATAACGTCGGTTTAATTTTTCATTCTCATGGCTTGTACTAATGTCTTCAACGCCTTCGCTGTAGCGACTGAGTCGCTCGCGCAGGACGTTTATAAACGCGCCTCGTACCGCTCGATGTGGCTCAACATGATTGAGCGCGGCGAGTATCCTCAGGGTACGGGTTTGACCCAGACCTCGTTCACCACCACTTCCATCGAGCCGACTGCGGCTGAGGAATGGTCGGCCATCACGCTCGCCAGCGGTTCCAACAATGGCGCTTGCGATGTCACCTACAATGACGTTCCGGTCGGCTATAATGCCGTTACTTGGAGTCCTGAGCGTTTCGCGCTGAAAGGTCCGTTGCTCTGTAAGGATGATCTGACCTTTGATCATCGCGTCGAGGCGTTCTTGCGCGTGTACTTGGAGAAGCTGTCCATTCGTGCGCAGCGTTCTTGGGAGACTCGCTATCAGAATATGTTCGCCAAGTATGCCATCAAGGCAGTGGCCGACTCGTCTTTTACTCAGGTTGAGACGATTCCGTCCGGCGTGAATGAGTTGCCGTGGATTCAGACTGGATCGGTCGGTCAGGCGCTCAATCAGTCCACCTCTGAGTTGACTCAGGAGATGCTTGATGTTGCTGCTGCTACGTTGATTCGTAACGGTGCCACCAATCCTGATAGCTCTGGCTTCATCAGCTACTCAAGCGACGGCCCGGTGTTCCCGCTGTACATTGGCTTGGAAGCCAGTCAGCGCATCGCTCAGAACAATCCTGCGTTCCGCGATGACTTGCGCTTCGCTGATCAGGGTGCTGGCGCTGGTGCGGAGCTGCTCAAGCGCATTGGCGCGAATCGGGTTATCAAGAACTTCCGGCATGTGCCGAATTTGTTCCCTCCCCGGTACAGCTACGCTGGCGGCAAGTATACGCTGGTTCAGCCGTTCACCAGCACCTCCGGTACGAAGGGTACTGTGTTCAGCGTCAATCCGAGCTGGACGACTGCTCTGTACGAAGCCGCGTTCATCGTGACTCCGTATGTGTTCAAGTCGCATATCGTGCGTCCTGTGAATCGCGTTGGCGATTTGGCGTGGATGCCGACCAACTACATGGGCGAGTGGCAGTGGGTGACTGGTGCCTACAAGCTCGACACTGATTGCCCCGATCCTCTGGACAAGAAGGGTCAGCATTATGCTGAGTTCATTCATGCGCCGGAGCCGATCTTCACCAATCAGGGCATGACGATTATCTTCCGGCGCTGCACTGGTGCGCTCACGACCGTAATTTGTTCGTGATTGAATCAAATTGATTGACTCAGATACCGCTACGGGGCAACCTGTGGCGGTATTTTTATGCACATCAAACGTGGAACGATTCGAGAAGACGGGATGGTTTTCTGGGGTTATTGCGGAAAAACTCCAGATGGACAGCCTTTCCCGTACTGGCTGAAGCCTGAAATCTATGAGCAAGAACGAGAAAAGTCGAAAGCAAGGCTGAAGGCCAGATACGCATCTCGAAAAGGCGAGTATTACGAGAAGCAAAAAGCGTATCGCGACAAGAACAAGGAGAAGGTATTTGAATCAAAGCGTAGATATCGCGCCAAAAACGCCGAGAAAATCAAGTTGGACAAGCAGAAGTACGGCACTGAAAACCGAGAGAAGATTTCCAAAAACATTGCCAAGCGCCGCGCCAATAATCCGCTCGTTCGAATGGCAAACTCCATGCGTCGCTCGATCCGCCGATATCTGGACGCTGGTCAAAAAGGAGAGACGAGCAGCTTTGAAATCATCGGTTGCTCGAAGGATGATCTTCGGAAGCATCTTGAATTGAAGTTCAGGGATGGCATGACTTGGCAGAACTATGGAAAGCACTGGCACATCGACCACATTTTTCCGTTGATTTCATCCAAGTCGGTGGACGAGATAAAGAGGCTTTGCCACTGGACGAATCTTCAGCCCCTAACCGCGTTCGAGAATATTTCCAAAGGCGCTAAAATTCCTGTTGCAGGATGTCAGTGACGCGACAATCGTTGCCGCGTTGGATCAGTGGGTTGATTGCTTGTAAAAAGCCTCGTTGTGAGGCACCCCGTCACCTTCTCGAAAAGTTGGTGGCGGGTTTTTTATTGCCCGTCACTCGGATAGGCGTTGACATCCCAATACATGGAGTAATGCTCCCCGTATGCCGGTTTTTATTCTCCCCAAAGGCGTCGAGGTTCCTGAAAATCTTGCTGAAGGTGAAGCGTTCCAGACGATGGCAACGATCCTTCTTGGCAAGAATGGCAAAGCCGAGGTTATCGAGATTGATGGTATTGCTATCCCCGGATACGAGAAGAAATCCAAGGGCAAGAAGCTGGCCGACGCGCAAGAGGACGCTGCTGAAGGTGGCGAAGAGGCTGGAAGCATGAGCCGTGGCGGCGGTAAGCAGGGTTTCATCGCCGAAGTAATGCAGCGCGGCGCTGGTCCGATGGCGCGATAACCAAAAACTCTAAGACCATATGGCCGACATTACATGCGCTGAAACGGCAACGCTGCTAAGCGAGGTTAGCCCTCTTGGATGCCGTTCGCCATGGGAGCGTGAGATGGCAAAGCTGGCGCTTTTGAATCGTATTGCCGATGGGTCTGGAACGGCGGCGGCGAATGCTGCTTCGTTTGGAACGGCTCGTTCGGTTACTGCGTCCACGTCAATCGTTTCGAGTGATTTTGCGATTATCGCAAATTCCACATCTGGAGCGATTACGGTTTCGCTTCCCCCGGCGGCAACGTCCAACGGGCGGGTGTTTTTTGTGAAGCGGGTGAATGCTGGCGCGAATAATGTGACTGTCGATCCGTTTGGCTCTGAAACCATTGACGGAGCGGCGACTCATGTTTTGACCGCTCAATGGGCCAGAGTTGAAATTGTCAGCAACGGAACAGCGTGGTTCATCGTAGCGCACCAATAATATGGCCGACTCATCCATAACTTGTACCGAAGCTGCTCAGCTTATCGCCGAGGTTTCGGCAACTGGGTGCCGTTCTCCGTGGGAGATGGACATGCTTGAGTTGGCGCTTTTGAATCGCATTTCGGATTCCACTGGCGGCTCGGTCGGATTTCCGCTTACGGCTGATTTGACGTCGATTACGGCTGACATAACGACGATAACGGCGGACGAGACTCAATTTTAATCTACGGTAAAACCATTTAACATTTCATATGGCAAAGCAAACCATCAATATCGGCGCATCGCCGAACGACGGAACGGGGACGCCGCTGCGGACCTCGTTCGATTACACCAACCAAAACTTTACCGAGCTGTACACGGCTGTTGGCCCGAGCGGCAACAACATCGTCGTACCGGGAACCGCCACCATCACCGGCGCAGCTACGGTGGGGACGACGCTGGGTGTGACTGGGGCTTTGAGTGCTGCAAGTTTAGCACTCAGCGGAGCTAGTGCTGGCTTTACAGCGACTGCTTCGTCTGGAAATTCGTTGAACCAAATTTCTCGACCAACAAACCTGACGGCAGGAGGTATTCAGTTTAAGACCTCATCCACAAATGATTGGATTATGGGTCTTAGGGAAACTGGCGACAGTGATTTCCATTTGTTGAGTTATGGAACGGTTGCGGATGTGCTTACAGTTGCTCGTGCTACCGGCAACGTAACCGTTTCCACCGGAAACGTAGTAATGGCTACATCCGGCAAAGGCATCGACTTCTCCGCGACTTCTAGTAACGGAACCTCCGAGCTGCTGAATGATTACGAGGAGGGGACTTGGACGGGGACGATTACCGGAGGCACGTTTACGAATTTAACTACCGGACGTTACACAAAAATAGGAAGACAAGTTTTTGCTTCCATAACTCCAAATACAACTAACATCACTGGTAATCTTGTCATTAGCGGACTGCCTTTTACGGCAGGAGCGCGTAGCGCAATGGTCGCAGCAACGGCACCACCAGCAGGCGTTACTTATAGTCCGAGATTTGTGGATGCAACCGATATTTATGTGAACGTTGTTGGTGTGTATGCAGCAGGATCTGTCAGTACCTATTTTGCCTTTACCTACGACGTTTAACCCTATGCTCACCGAACGCTCTATCTTCTCGCTCTGCGAGGTTCTTCCCAACACGACGCTTCAGGTCCGCTTGTCGGATCAGATCGTCGATGGAGAAGCCGTGAAGGCTTCCACCTTCCGCCGCTACTGCCTCATTCCCGGCTCCGACCTTACTGGTCAGCCCGAACAGGTTGTAGCGATTGCCAACGCTGTCTGGACTCCTGCCGCTGTCGCTGCCTACGCTGCCAGCCAAACCCCTAGCCCCATCATCCAATGATCGTACCAGTCAATATCGTCGCAGTGCAGGTAAATCAGAACAACTCGTTGTTTGTCACGACCGGCGTTGATTACGACAACGATGGCACGGTTGTCGGTTCTGAGATTACCGCTCAGTACACGCTCAATCCCGGTGACTCGCTAGAAGGCCAGCCAGTCGAGGTTGTGAATATTGCCAACGCGCTGTGGACTCCGGCGATTGTGGAGGCTTACAAGCTGGCGAATCCGGTGCCGGTTGTTGCAACGGCTGATTCGCTTGCAGAGGCTCCAGTCGCTAACTAATCGCATACGATGACGGACCACCACGCTTTCATTCGAGATATCTCAATAGGCGTCGGTGGTCCGATCATCGGCATTCTCGGGAACGCGGTTTTATCCGATCCTCATCTCAAAACTGCATCGTTGGGACTTGGCGCACTCGCCGCGCTTCTCACTTGCGCCGTCAAAGCGGTCGAACTGTATCGCAAACTCAAAAACGAAAAATGAATTCCAATCTCTCCTCTCTCATTCGCCATTTTCTCACCGCTGCCGGTGGTTTTCTCGTCGCCAAAGGGTTGGCCAGTGCTGATCAAGTTGCTGAACTCGCTGGTGCCGTCGTAAGCATCGCTGGCGTTGGCTGGTCTGTTTACAACAATCGCAAGACCTCAAAGGCTCCTTCCGACGCCGTGAAGGCTGAATGAACTTTCTGTCCGACTTGGTGATGAAGCTGGTTATCTGGCTTCACGCGCTAACGAAGCAGGACGTCTCAAGCGAAGATGCAAAGAAACAACCCGATCTTAAGCGCGGTCTTCTTGCTCGCATTGATGAGCATGAGCGTGAGCTGCGCAAGCCGGGTGATTTACGTCCCCCACGGTGAGCCTGTGCGCCTCGCTGAGAGCGTTAAGGCTAAGGTTTGGGTCATTGACGCCAACGGCAAATCGGTGCGTAGTAATAACCGCATCATCATCCACGAAGGTTGGTATGCACTACCAAAGGAACAATGAGCAATAACGCACCATATAAAGGTTCACCCCCAGTCGGTGGCGGAAGCGGACCTTACAAACAGTCGCCGCCGCCGAAGCCTCCGATTAAGCCAAGTCCGAAGCCTGTTCCAAGCGGCAGCGGACCTTATCGTAAGTGATTAAAACGAAAATCCCCCGGCGGTAATTAAAACCATCGGGGGATAATTGTTTGAGCGCAGCGAATCAGCGTCCTAACGACTTCATCACGTTGGCGACAAAGTCCTCGCTCTTGGCAGAGTTAGTATTGGCCGACTTGAAGCCAGGATTCGTCGCTTTCGAGCTTACGCCGGGTTCGCTGCCACGAAGCTTCGCTAGTTCGGCTTTGAGACGCTTGTTTACCTCCACCTGAGAATAGAGAAGCTCGCGATACTTCGGCGCGGCAGCGGCCCATAGGGCAGCTTTGGCGAGGTCTTCTTCGCTGTTCTCGCCGTTGAAGATTTGCTGGGCGAGGCTAAGTCGGCCATTCAGCTCCGTATTCCATTCCTCGTCGTTTTCACGCGGCTCAAAGATTTCAAGCGCACGGGCATTCTCGCTAACCTTTGTCCAAGTCTTATTGGCCGACTCCAATGCAGTGCGAGTGTTCGTTTCGTTGTCCTGCTGGTACTTCGAGATGATCGAGTCGTAGTCAGCCTTCGCTTCAGACATCTCAGCAGACTTTTCGCCGTTGATTTCGTCGTACTTGACGATTAATGCGCCGAGCTTGGCCCTCTTGGCCGATGAAAGGTTCTCAACGATGTCGTCGATCTGCGAGTTCCGGTAGTCGTTCTCAGGCGACTTGAGCAGGCCAACAAGCCTATCGCCATCAGTTCCAACAAGACTCTTCATCGACTCGAACACGCCGGTAATCTTGCCTTCATACTTCTTAACGAACTCAGGATGACGCTCGATATCGAGCAAGCGAACACGCTCGGAAAGCGCGTCACGCTCCTCTTGCAAGGTCTTGAGCTGCGCCTCGGAGTTTGAACTCAAAGACTTGCCAGCCTTGAACTCCTCAAGCTGCTTGGACAACTGCGCCTTCTCTTCCTTGATCTTGCGGAAAGCATCAGCGGCCTTCGTGGACTTGATGGACTCAGGAATGCCAGAGTCATCAGTAGCCGAGGAATCCTCGGTAGCCGCAGCCTTCTGCTTTGAAGTGAACATCTGCTCGATATCCATCTCAGACCTGCTGAGTTTGGTGTTCGACTCAGACTTTGGCGTCGATGACTTCTTCTGCTTAGGCTCTTCAGTTACCTGAGAGGCAGAATTGGCCGACTCATCAGCCGATGCGGCGTCATCAAGAGTGTTCGCATTGAACGCGTCGATGAACGAGTTGCCAAAGTCAGGCGGTTGCGCGGAGTGAATTACGGGTGAGTTGAGCGGTTCTTCCATAAATTAGTATTGTTTTTCGAATGTTGCTTCAGGTTCTCTCGTTGTGTCGGTTACTGCAAGTTTTCGCAGGTTTTCAAGACAATGCGCGTAGCCAGCGGTTACACCGGCAGCGAAAACAATGTCAGATTCTTTGGTTCCGTTGGATGGCATCGGAATCGGCATCGATTCTGCGACGATGCGTAAAGCCATCCGAAGAATTGGATTTTGCAGAATAATCGCAAGTTCTGCTGTTTGCCCCGACGTTGTCCATTCGAGAATGTCTACCTCAGGCAACTGCATCAGGTTCTTTGCTGTCTCCTTGCGGTTCTTCGTCGAGCCTCTTAGCCAGTTGATCATGCTTTGAATTTTTGTGTCGTTTGAGTTTATGTTTCTGCGGAATTGGATCAAGAACGTCGTCTAGTTTGATCGGCTTCTCTTTGTTGACAACATCGCGCTTGGGTCGAATCACCTTCGTTACCTCCAGCATGTCGGCCAAAGGAAGCTTGATGTAGCCGCAATCAATATCGTTGATGCCGTACGAAACGACGAATTGATTCTTTGCGCTGTCGAAGAATGCGCCGCATGGGAATACGACCGCAGGCAATCCCGGCCACCAGTCCTGCTGGTTTGTTCCAGTCAGGATCGGCAGTGTCGTCATTCGAGCGATGCGGAAAGGCGGCTTCGTTTCAAAAGCGTACGCACCCATGTAGTAACGGCGCTTCTTGTTGATCCACGGCAGAGAGCTGTGGAAGAAGGTCCAGTACAGACCGTCGGCCAGAATAGGGTTCGAACCGCCACGCACCTCGCCAAACTTCCAGAGAGGATTGAACTCTTCGGTGACGTACTCCTGCTCCTTCTCTAAACGCCCATTAAGGCGCAAAACGACATGAGGATTGGCCGAATACACCATGTGTGGCGCATTATCGTGGACAAAGTAGGTCCAGTTCTTCTCATGGCCATCGTTGATCATGGCCTGCGCGTAGTTGTTGCCGTAGATCGTGTCGAAGCGGCCTACGTTCAGGAACTGCTTGTCCAGAAGGAACATGCCCTGATGCGCGTAGCTCTTGAACGGGATGAATGTGGCGCAACTGACGCCGTATTTGTCACCAAACTTGATGACGCGAGGGTCTTCAAATTGTTCAAGAGGGTAATGCGACGTGAGCTGGATTAGAGCCTTCTTTGTGGCTCGTAAATCTTTACTCAGCTCGAAGACAACGATGTCGTTTTTCTCAACGTAGACATCCTCGTCCTTCTCGCGCTTGTTACGGCAGCGACGTGCGAAGAGCAGGATCTTGCCATCCGGCTCCTGCATAATCGCTGGGTTGAAGTAGTACGTCCCGGTTTCCTGCGGAAGGACGATTTTGCCAGTCTCCCAATCAGTTTGTTCGCACAGCTTGGGGACGTCATTTTTTGCGTAGCTCATTAGAAACTCGGCTGCAAATTTGATTTCATCGTAGAGAGCGAGCCAATGATCGCGTTCCTCGCGGACATCGGTCAGATGCTCGTCATGTTCTTTGGTTCGAATCTCAAGGGTTTTGCGAAGGTCTTCGATTTCAGCCAGAAGATCCACCTGACCATCGCCTCCATTTGCAAATCGTTTGAGAGCTTTAAGGGACAGACTTCGGATTATGTCTTTCATTGTTTTCGCACAAATACCCGAGTTTTTCCGCCTTCTAGATACGTCGAATGCTCGTATTTTTTAAGCGCAAGTTCTTGGACGAGCTTCATGGTTTCCCAATTCGCGTCATCCATGATGAACAGTCCTCCGACTTTAATCTTTGGGGTCCACGCAATCAAGTCTCGCATTGAATCCCATTCGGTATGCGCTCCATCCAAGTGGAAAATGTCGATGCTTTCATCGGCAAAATCGAATGATGCGTCGAAGGAGGTTTTCCGAATCGTGGTTAAATTCTTGTCCAATCCAAGAACCTTAAAATCACGAATAAACTGGTGATAGATTAGATCAAGTTGATCTTGACCTTCGGTTAAATGGACGCTGTATCCGTTTTCGCTCATCGCGCATTTGCTCCACGGATCAATTGCAAACACTTTGCATTGATGAATCAGCGACGCCGCGCAAAAGCTTGCGACACTTAGGCCTCTCCAGACTCCAACTTCAACAACGACGCTTGGCTTTGATTGAAGAACAATGTCGAACATGTATCGACTTTTCTCCTCGAACGTCCACCCTGGAATAAAGCTTCGAGCTTTAATGACTTTTTCCCAAGATTCGTTATCCATTGATTGTACTTGGTTGTCCATTTTGAGTTGCAAGAGGAGGCACTAATGAGTAGTGGCTGATTGTTGGAAGAGTTCGCTTTTTGAGCTGAATATCTATCGGCGCATACATCAACTCATTGGTTGCAATTAAATGTTTAACGGCGGTTTTTCGGACCAGATATGCGTGTGTACACATCGGCGGAGTTGGGGTGTGAGCCACTCCTTCGCGAACCATCAGCATCTTTGGATCAAGGCAGCAATGGCCCACAAAAACAAACTGCCAATCGCTCGGCAGATTCTCAATTTTTGACATCAGCTTCTCCTTGAAGCCCTCACAAAGCTCAACGTCATCCTCGAGGACCAAGAAATAATCGTCATCCAGATACTCCATTATCCTCCAAATCGTGTAATGCGACATGGAGCAACCGAGGACGCTTTGGGAAATCCTGTATGTCGGACCATCTTCAGGAATCCAATTCGGATGGTCATCAAGGTATGAGAGTTTTGTTTCTAGTCCCATCCTTGGAGCGTGAATTGCATCGAATAGATGAAAATCAATTCCATGACTTTTCAAATGTTTGGAAACAATTTCCCTTCTTTGAACTGCTGATTTTAGGGAAACGCAAAATGTTGTTGGAAACTTCATTTGTTTGTTATTAAAACTGCTGATTTATTGAATCCGCCAATGTTGAACATTCTTAAGAGCTTAGAATTTGGCCAGTACAACACGTTGATCGGCCTGTATCCTCCGGCATCTGTGTCAGAGTTTGATTCGCAATGGTCGTTTACCACTAAAACGTATTTATTTTTAGTCGCTTTGCTCAAAATCTTGTCGCATTCAGAAAATGGAAGATGCTGCAGTACATCTTTGATGTGAACAAAATCAAACAGCTCATCAACCTCAAAAATAGTTCCGCTCAAAAGATCGGTTTTAGATGGAGCTTTCGACCTCGCTATTTCAATCGCCCTGTTACTGACGTCGATTCCTTTGTACCGGATTCCGCTTAGATCAATCTGTTCCGCAAGCTGCCAGTCGCCACATCCAACATCTAAGAAAGACTTTACTCCAAGAGAGCGAATCAGTTCGTTGAGATAAGAAGCGTATTCTGTTGTGTTTGATTTGTTTGAACCGGGGCCAGATCCACCATTCCACTTATCGTGTTCGTAGATATCATCAAAGATATTTTGAAGCGTGTTCACAGTAGACGTTTTCTTTTTTATTTATAATTTCTTCAGTTAAAGAATTCATTCTCGGTGTGTGGTACGACCTCCACAAATGCGCAACCACACATCCATCTAACGAATAGTTGGGTTCCCAGTATTTTCCAGATTCGCAGTGAATGAAACCGAGCATCTCAAAATCAACTGCTTTGCAAAGACCCGGATTTTCTTGATGCAGCCTCCACGGAAATTGAACCGAAGTCTCGTTCCATCCGGTGCCGTCAAACTTTTGCCATTCCTGAAGCCACTTCCACTGAAACTGTCCGTGCATCTTGCTGTACATGACAGCGTTGCAGAGTCCGATAGTTCCTTCGCCGCAGAACTCGCGCCCTAAAACAGCGTCATGCTCAAGCCATTCCTTCGGGAAAGGAGCGAGCGTAATCGTGTCCGTGTCGGCGTAAACTCCGCCCATCGCATACAAAACCGCATGGCGAATCAAGTCGGCGCGGTGCTGATACTTGGGAACAACCTTTCCGTTCCAAGTTTTGAAATCATCAACAAACATCACGCGAACCGGAACCTTCGCCTTCAGCTTTTCCCACTGCTCGCCAGTCGGCTCCTTGGGACACCAAAGAAAAACGCTCCAGTCTGGATTGTTCATCCAAGCGGAAGCGATTGCGATTCTGTCGCAAATGTTGAAACCGTCGTCGTGAAGACCGTGTACGAAGTGTATATTTTTCATCCCTGACGCGACAAGTTAGATTCCGCAGTTGCATTCGCTCGCTGAATATCAGCGGTTGTCTTCGCATTCCGGCGCGACAAATCTGCCATCGCCTTCGTGTTCTGACGCTGGATGTTGGCCATAGTCTCGGCGTTCTGGCGAGCGATTTTTGCCTGAACCTCTGCGTTCATTACGGCGGTACGAGGATCGGAGCCTTGCTGAATCGCTTGAGCTTGCTGCTGCTGCGCCATTGCCTGCTGCTGCTCTTGGAGCATCTGACCAAGCTGCTTGATAGTCTCGCCGAGCATACCGAGCTGCTGGACGTACGCATCGACCTGCTGCTTGCGCGACGGATCGGTTGCCAGCCGCTGGATGTGCTGCTGAACATGCTGACCAATACCCTGCATGAAGAGCATGATTTCCTCGGGATTGCCGCCATTCTGAAGAGAACCAGCAGCCTCGTTCGCTGCGCCAAGATGAGTCTCGATGTGAATGATTTGATTCTGCGTATCGGTGACGATTGGCATGTTGCCCTGACGCAGCGACGCATGCTCCAGAACAGCTAGGGCGGCCTGGTCTTGAGTGCGAGAAGATTGGAGCTGCGAGGGCAGGTAACGATCTACCATTTGTTGGCCAACCTGTGCGGCAATATAGTCCTTGAGCAGGTTAATTTTGCCGCCCTCTGGAAGGGAGCCGGACAACGCGAGAAGCTGACCAAGAAGCTGCTGCTTCGCGAACTGAGAACCTTGGCCGACCGTACGAGTCGCCTCAATGTAGTCGATATCCATCATCGCCTGAATCGGAACGCCACGCTCTTTGCATCGACGCTGGAATTCAATGGCATCCTTGTCCGATTTGGTAATCGGATTGAGATTCGGATCTGAGGCACGGTTGTACCGCTCTTCAAAGAAAGAATCCAACTGGTTGTAATACCGACTCAACTGAGTCTTACCGATGGCCGATTGCTGCGACGAAATAATCTGCATTTCGGTGGCAGTTCTCGGGTTGCCAGTCTTGTTGAGCGATTGGCGATACTGAGAGAGATTGCCTTGCAGAACATTCTCAAGATCCGCGTTGACCGCCATAGGAGCGTCCAGAACACCAGCAATGTTCTGCTGGATGACTTCGTAGTCTGGAGGAAGTATCGCATACGGTCCTTGTTGAACGACGCTGGTCTTACTCAGCGCGTTGGCGTTCAGGGGGCGGAACAGAATCTGAGTCCGCGCAAACGCGCTGTCCACCATCGAGCAACGAAGACGATTTTTCAGCTCCATCGCCTGAAGCATCTTGATGCCAAGACCCTTTACACCGTGATGCTCGCCGTCGCCACGGTCGTAGTACATCGGATGAATGACCTGCTCCCACCGGCTGAACCGGCGAAGCTTACGGTACATGAAACTCTCGCTATCGCGTTCATCGATGATGGCATGGCTGATCTGACCATCGAATTCTTTATAAAAAACGTGGCACATCAAGACCACCTCGGAACGTGCGCTGAACGTGATGTCGTTCGAGCGAAGCTGCTTCTGGAAGAACTCCCAGTCGTACTGCACACCTGAGCGATACGGTTCGGGCATCGCAGCGCGGATACGCTGACGGACATAGTCAACATCCCAACCGGAAGCTTTTGCCGCCTCTTCATCTTGGATCTTCTCGAACAGGTCATCCACGCCCATGCGAGTGCGGACGCAGGCCACCTTCCAGTCGCTGACGTTAGACTTAGTGCCATCGGGGACGAGCAGGTCCGTCGCCATGATGGCTTTGCAGCGCCAATTGGTGTTGTCCTCGAAGATGAGCGGACCATCGCCAATGAGGACCATCTCACGCTGCGATAGCTGCATGATGTAGTCGAAATCCTTGTCGAGCTTCTGAAGCCGATCAAACTCTTCGGTGATGATCTTTGACCATTCCTCCCGCTTATCCATGTCATTACCGTAAGCGGTGCGGACATTTGCGTACGTCGGCACCTCGGCGAACACGTCGTAGAAGGAAGACATGGCCAACGTGAGAAACGCTTCTGATTCGCGGAAGTTGACGTTGGTGCGGAACGCTTGGTTGTTGCGGCGCAGTTCCGCTGGATTGTACGGAGGATTTCCATCGACCAGACCGCGCAACTTAGCTCGCGTACTATTACGAAGCTCGTCGGCCATAATGAGCTTCTGGAAGATTTCGCGAGCGGATGCCGCGTCGGCTATGCGCGTTTCAGGCGCTTTGCCGTCTTCGTTGATAGTTTCAAGTGGCAGTTGGGCTAGGTTTCCGTACATGGTCGTTTTTTCCAGCAGTGAGCCGGAAGGTTTTCGTTCTCTATAGCGTCCGAGAATTTATGAAGGGTTTCAATGGGAAACCAAACCATGCTCCTGATGAAGCAACCGCAAAACTCGCAGCTTTGCAGATTTTCGTCTACTGGAGTGCTGCCGTGTTGAGAAAAAGTTTTAACGGCATCCTTCAGGACGCGAGCATTGCAACCAGTGCATCCGAGGGGCTTTCGATTGAACGGACAAGTTGAGCAGATGCTTGCACGCCGGTTTGCTTCTGCCTGACCAACCTTGCCTCCGCCAACCGTGAGTCCGTGGAGAAGACTCATGCTAAATCGGATGACATCTCCGAGCTGAAGCGATTTACGCCCTTCTGGCTTAGGAATCTCAACTTCGTCGTAAGAGCAATCGGCACCGTTACGACACGCATATTCGGTGATTAATGTGTCAAGGTTGGAGGGAATTTTAATCGCGTTCGCCGTGTAATGGTTGCGAATAAACTCATGGAGTTGCGGCCATGATCCTCCGGCGATTTCTATTCCGGTTTCAGGAACTCGATAGCTCCATCCACCTGGAATCACCATGTGTTCGTTCAGCACCTTGTATCCACTCATGCGTCTCCTTCGTAATAAATTGAGTCAGCGTCCCTGACTAGTTTTTCCCACACTTTATCTAGCTTGGTCGAACGAGGCTCAAATGACGCAGTTTTGCGCACTAGATCAAGCAAGACTACAGCAGCGTCGGCCAAATCAGGCGATTTTCCTGTCCGTTGCTTCATCACGGTCTTTGATTCGACGGATATCTTCCGCTTGGAATCGTCAAACATTCGAGCGCAGAACTCCTGAAGAGTCTCGATGTCCATTCCGCCAAGACGCTCTTCAACGGCCCATTTGCGCATCGAGAACCATAGCTCAGTCACCTTTCTATCGTAAGCCTCATTGCATGGCCTACTGTCCTCGTCGCTGACGGGAATCGTTGATGGAGAACCGCCAAACTCGACGCGATGAACCACACCCCATTCGCGAGTCAGAATGTCAGCCAGACCACCACCTTCACCGCTTGAATCGAGAGCAAACCTGTCAGGCGGAACGCCTCGCTTGTTGCATTCCTCTTTGACTCGATTGGCTATCTGGTAATGGACCGGCTCCGTAAGCTGCGCATTGGGGGATATCTGGATGATGTCCTGAAAAAGTATGCTCAGCTTGTCGTTTGCGGTGCCAACCTTGGCAAAACGAAGGACGCATCTATCGCCACCAAAACCCGGATCAAGACCGGCAACAATTTGGACATTGGTGGTAAACACCAAATTCTTTGTAGGTGTGTGCGTCTCGATGAGCGATTCGGACAAGACTGTCTTGACCATGCCATCAGGACTCCAGAATCCGCGTGTGTACTTCCAGAACGTAGGACTCTGCTCGCCCTCGTGGCGCATTGCTGACAAGACCTGATCGTGAGTGATGAGGTACGGATACTTTGTCCTGCCCTCGCTGATGTTCGGCGACTTCATGCCGTCAAAGCGTCGGCACATCCCGCGTTCTGTCAGCCAGTGCTGGTCCTCAATCGTTACGCTGCGCCAACCTTTTGCCGGTGTGCAGAAGCGTCCATGAGGGTCGTACTTTGAGGCCGGATTACCGATGACAAGCATCTTGAACTCGCGGCAACCCTTAGAAAGGTTCGTACACGCTTCGAACGCTGCTTCAGGCGTATCCGTGGCTTCGTCGATAATAACCATCACACGCTCGGCGTGGATGCCCTGAATGTTGGCCACAGCCTTCGAAGTGTTACCCTCTGCGACGGCGATAGCGGAAATTGAATGCCGGTCGTCGCCTTTGATGGCTTGAAGACTCATCTTCGAATCGACCATGTTTCCAGGGAATCCTCGAGATTTCCGAACAAGATCCTGAAGATTTGCCCACATACGCTTTCGGATCATCTTTGCCGTCGTAGACGTGAGGACAACGGTTGTCTTGGATGGGTTTGATAGCCACCAAACAGTCGCAAAGAGGGTTGCGCCGAAAGTCTTTCCGCTTGCGCCACAACCTGCCCACCCAACGTAGTCATGCTCGCAAAGACCTTCTACTTGAGCTTCTAACCACGGATTCCAGCTCATCTTCGGCCAAAGCATTTTTGTGGCGTTAACAAAATGGTTGAAAGTGCCTAGACCTCCTTCATTCGGTTGGAGCCGATTTCGGAATGCGTAGAGTTCCAGTTCTAGGTCTGGAATCTTGACGGGCGAACGAATCCCGTACTTGTGGTCGATCAATGGATGCTCTGACACTTGCTCTGCCATAGTTTGGCCTTGCATTAGTTGTCGTTGGACTTGAGGTTCTGCGAAAGGAAAAATATGCCGTCGCAACTTATTTCTTCAACCGGCTGTTGCCAACCTTGCGACTCCGATCCGATTGTCGTAAACACGCCCGGACCTCAAGGTAATCCCGGCACCAACGGAACGAATGGCGCAAACGGAGTAAATGCGTTCTGCTACTCAACTGCGGCTGTTGTTGTTCCTCCGCTTGGCGGATACGTTGTAGTTCAAGTTGACAACAGCTCGTTCCTTCCAGAGTCGATTCAAGGGCAGTTTTTCGTGTCTGTTCAGGGATGCGGATACATGCAGGTAGTTGATGTTGTTGGTTTGAGCGTAACTCTCGGGAATCCTGCACCCGGAGTCTTGAGCATACCGAATGCTATCCCGACCACGCCTATCCCGTCAGGCTCGCTTATTACGCTTGCAGGAGCAGTTGGACCACAAGGTCCGGCTGGAGTTGCCGGTGGCGCGCCATCTGCCGGAACGTACATTCTTCGAGTTCCTGACGCAGCACTCGCAAGCGCCACGGCTCTCAATTCGTTTTCATCAGGTTATCTCAAGACTCAAGGGTCAGCCGGATCAGGTTTTCTTTCGACTACAGCAACGGTTCCTGTGGGCGACATCAGCGGCACGTTGCCGGTTGCCAAGGGTGGAACAAACGTAGCAACCGTACCGACCAACGGACAGTTGCTCATTGGCAATGGAACTGGCTACACGTTGGCCAGCCTTACCGCAGGGTCGAACATCACGATTACTCCGGGTGCAGGAACGATTAGCATAGCGGCCACGGGAGCTGCGGCGGCGTTTAGCTACGTCACGTTTACGCGGAGGCTAACCGGCAACAACCTGATTGCATCTGGAACGACCAAAAACCCATTTAGTCTTGGAGATTTCCCTTCTGGATCTTGGTCGTCACTTGATCCTTCGTCTGGATTTACCGCTGCAACTGGTCGATTTACGGTTCCTTACACTGGATACTATAAGGTTGATGCAGTGTTTAATTTGCTTGGAAACACTGGCGTTGCGAGCGTAATTGTTTTTTTGCGTAAGAACGGTTCCAATATTTTGCAGACTCAGGAATTCAACGCTACAAACACTTCTCCTCAGAGTCTTGTTCCGGTTTCATTTTCTTACATCGATCAAGCTGCTGCAATTACTGATTACTACGACATTCTGATTCAAACGTCTGGGTTTGGAGTAAACGTCGTAACTGGATCTTCATTTTCCGTCCAGCGGATTCAGGCTTAAACCATGAGCGAACGCGCACCACGGAGGTACACGGATGGGTCTGTCACCTTTGAGGGTGGCGTTGACTCAGGTGTGATGCCGTCTGAAGTGGACAAGAATCAGGTGGCGTTTGCAGTGAATGCCAGCTTCCGCCAAAGCTTTGTTTCTCCTCGACCGGGTTTCATCCAAAAGGATTACGAAACATGCCTTTCGATTACTGCTGATAACACGCTCGTCACTGCGGATCAAACGAACGTCACGGCTGATGGATACTCGGAAGAATGTTACAGCTCTGGAGGTCTGACCGGCGTGTTTCAGTGTGCGCTTCCGTACATCGGAGACAACGGAGCGACGTTTATCCTGATGCTGATCAGTGGTAAAGTGTGGCTTTACGACTGCCTTCAAAACAGCGTTCAGAGCCTTTCAGCTACGCCCGATCTTGAGAATCCATCGAACATACTCGACGGATGGATGGTTCAAGCCGAGAACTTCGTCGTCATTCAAGACGGGCAGAGCGCACCGCTAATCTTCAACGGATCAAATCTGCGTCGAGCAACCGTCGATGAAATTAAGTGCGGTAGAGTAATGGCCTACGTCAATGGACGTATCTGGTATGCGCTAGCGAATGGATTCTCATTCCGAGCAACCGACATTGTTTATGGAGACGGTACGCGAGCCAGTGTTCTCAAGGAAACCGAGAACACCTTCCTCAATGAAGGCGGTGACTTTGCGGTTCCGTCGGATTCAGGAGGAATCACAGCAATGGCCGTCCCCGGCAATCCAGATACGTCGTTGGGGCAAGGACCGCTTCTCATCTTCACGCCACGATACGTTTTCAGCATAAACGCTCCGGTTGATCGTGATGTCTGGAAGAATCTGAACTATCCGATTCAGGCCATTAGCTTGCTGACTAGTGGAGCGTTGGGTGCGCGTTCAGCCATCACGGTCAACGGTGATGTGTTCTATCGTGCAGTCGATGGTGTTCGCTCGTTCATTATCGCCAGACGCTCGTTCAACGATTGGGGAAATACACCGATCAGCAACGAGGTTCTGAACATCATTGATAATGATCAGGCTGATCTGCTGTGGGCTAGTTCTGCCGTCGTGTTCGACAATCGACTGCTGATGACATCTCAGCCTCGGTACAATGCCGAGGGTGTTGTCCACAAGTCGCTGGTCGTTCTTGATTTTGATCTGATTACGTCGCTGCGGAAAAAGTTTCCTCCTGCGTGGGCTGGAATCTGGACAGGGCTTGATGTGTTGCAGGTTCTCAAAACCGAGAATGCCTATGGAGACAGATGCTTCTCAATAGCCCGTGGGCTTGATGGAACCATTCAGATTTGGGAAATCAGCAAGACTGAGAAATTTGACAACAACCTTGCTGACGGTAAAAAAGAGATTCAGTGGCTGGTTCAAACCCGCGCTTACAATTTCGAGCTTCCGTTTGGATTGAAGCGGCTTGATTCAGGCGACATTTTCATCGACTCGCTGGACGGAGACGTTTCGTTCAACATCGAGTACCGGCCAGACCAGTATCCCGGATGGGTTGAGTGGGCAGATTGGTCCGAATGCGCGGCAACATTGCAGTGTCAACCTGCTTGTCCGCTGACCAATTTCCAGCCTCAGTACAGGCCGAAGATGCGCTTGCCGACTCCTTCGGATATCCCGTGCAATTCGAGCATCAGCACACCGACAAGAAACATGTACGAGGTTCAGATGAGCCTCACGATTACTGGATATTGTCGCATCAAGAGCATTCGAGTTCACGCTTACGACGTTCAGGAACCTGCGGTCGGAGAGTGCCTCGTGTTCGAAGGGTGCAAAACTCTTGAAGGTTGCGACGTAAACCCGTTCCTCTACACATCGGAATAGTATGCCAAATCTAACCCTCATCACGCTTACAGCGCCAAGCCTTCCGGCAAATTATTGCCCCGCATCTTACCAGAAGTTGGCCAACGATATCATCGGAGGCACTCAGGCTACGTTCAACAGCACGATTGGAAACTCGTTCTTCAATTTTGGACCGACGTATCCGGCGATTAACAACCGGATTTACCCGTGGCTTGATGAAAATGGTCAGTGGTGGATTTACGACCAAGGATTCTGGCTTCGTAAAAACCCAGTTACGGCGGCATACGAGCGTCGCATCTATGTCGGGACGACCACGGATCTTCTTTCGTACGACGGCGGAGATGGAACGGCTACGGCGACAAGCACAACTGGTCCAATGTGGGAAGTTGACACTGAGTTTGAGGCTCGCTTCCCGGTCGGTGTTGGAGCGTTTGTTGCAAGCGGTGCGGTTGCTGTTCTTGGCAAGACCACGTCCACTTCAATTGCTGGCGAGGATCAGCACAAGCTGACAATTCCTGAGTTAGCAGCTCACACGCACGATGTTGCCATCAAAGTGTTTGGTCATGGTGGAGAAGATGGAGATAGGTCGGCTGCTGATGGCGGAACCACTTCCAACACGGTGACAAACAACACGACGATATTTCCAAGCTCAACCATCGACCCTGATCTTGACGCTAAGGCGGTAAGCGTAGGTGGCGATATCGCTCACAACAACCTGCCTCCTTTCTACGGTGTTTACTTCATCAAGCGAACCATTCGAGTCTACTACACCAAATGAAGCTCATCGTTCAGGACATTCGCTCGACTATCGCTCGGGTTATCGGCACATGTGTCGATGATCAGCGCGTTTATGATTACATCAATCAAGCGTGTCGAAGGCTTCTACACAAGGGTCTGTGGGCTGGCGCGTACGGACGCTTCACAATCCACACCGTAGGCGGTTGCATCACTTGGCCGCGTCATATTGAAACTATCGAATCCGTAGCCGATTGCTGCGGAGTTGGAACGGTTCGCAATCAATGGTTTGAATTTCAAGAGTCTGGATACGGATTGCTTGGTGAAGAAAATGGCGCATGCGTCGGCAAGCAACTTGTTGATCGTGGCACCGTCGTCTCTTACCGCGACATGTCCGGCGGCACTAACAGCTACCTGCGAGTCTATCCAGGTGACGCTTCCGACGTTGGAAAGACCATCACGCTCCAAGGCGTCGATCAGAACGGAAACTGGATTCGCACTCAGTCCAGCGGCGCATGGATTGACGGAGAGAAGCTAACGCTTGCTTTGCCGTACGTTCAGTCCACAAAGAAGTTCATCTCGTTGAGTGGAGTCATCCGTGAGGCTACGAACACTGCCAGTCGTTTGTACGAGTACAATGCGACTACGTTGTTGGAACTCGATCTGGCAGTTTACGACCCTGATGAAACTTTGCCGCAGTACCGCCGCAGCTACCTGACGGATCGTTGCAGCAACGACGAGGACAAGCCCGTCACGGTCATGGCAAAGATGCGCCATATCAACGCTACAAGCGCCAACGACTACCTTATTCCTCCTTCGCCGGACGCTATCAAGTTGATGGTCATGGCGATTCGCAAGGAAGAGAACGATTTGATTCAGGAAGCAGTGGCCTACGAAGCAAAGGCTGTTCAGGCTGTGCAGGAGCAGACGATGCAGTACCTAGGTGACGCAGTTGCAACGATCCGAATGGTCGGCGTCGGCTTAAACGGCGGTGGATTCTCGCAATGGTTCTAAAGCTCAACATCGATTTCGCACTAGCGGAAGTAACTCCAAAGAAACTGGAGCTGCTTCAAGCTGTCTTTGACGCGCATGACATGGCGGCTAGGAACAATCAGAACGCCAGCTCTGGCGCTGCGGTAAACGCTTTCTTTGGTAGCGCGCAGCTAACCAACGCAATCGCCTCGGCTATCCTCACGCTTGGCGATGCTCATGGTCCGATTGGTCCTGCTCGATTTGTTTACGAGCGGTTCGATGAGCGAGCGTTGAAGTCGGCCATTGAGTCTGGCATGAAGATTCCCGGCTTTGGCAATTCGTTCTTCAAGGACAATATCGATCCGGCGTGGAGTCGGGTGCGCGAGATTATTGAAGCGGACTTCCCGAATGCGAATCGTCGCATCAATCAGCTTCACGGTTGGATGAAGGAAGCTGGAAAGGATCTTCACCCGAATGCGGCTCTTTACAGTGCGGTAATATGTAGCGAATTGGGTATGATTCCCGGTTCAGAGTCGGCCATCTTCATCTTGGCTAGAACTGCTGCATGGACTTCTTTGTGCGTAAAAAATGAACGGTAAACTATTCCAAATCTGCGGGTTGCCACGATTCGGATCGGCATTTATGTCGGTCCTTTTCTCGTTGGAGACTGATTGCATTGGCCTACATGAGCAGGGTGCGACTGACCCAAACTGGCAGAAGTCGATTGAGGAATATCGGATGCGCTACAAGTACGTCGCTGACTGCTCGACCTACGGCTACCTTCCAAAGGCTGTCGTGCATGACTCGATCAAGGTTTACGTCAAGAAGGACGCGGAGTCGTCGGCCAAGGAATGCACCGAGCGATTCGGCTACGAGGTTCATCTGCCATCAATTCAGATGCTTCGCGAATACGCTGACAAATGGGCCGCGTCAAACAGCGTAATGACAATCGGAGAGGGAGAACTTTTTAAGGTGGATACTTTACGTCGGATATGGGTTCATTGCTTTCATAACGAGCGAGCTTTTCCCGAGGAGAAAGCTGCACGTCTGATTACCATGAATATCCAACGTCACGAACCCGAAAAGGTCTTCTCGATTGAGAATGGTGGTCGTCTTTTAAAGGAGGTTTTTTAATTTATGGGAGTTATAGCAGGCGTAGCTGGTGCAGCGTTGATGATCGGCGGATCAGCAATGGCTGCTGGCAAAAAGGTCAAAGTACCAGCGTTCCAGAGGGTAAACACCGAGAAGGAGCAAGAGGCGGCGATAAAGCAAAATATCGCATCGCTTCAAAGTGGCTCTGAATTGGCAAGGAAGACCACGGAGTCTGAGCAGACTCTTCTTGAGTCTCAGCTTCGTCGCTCGATTCCCGGTTACGACCAGCTCATTTCTCAAGCGAGCAGCAATATTGGATCGGCTTTAAAGGGTGAACTTTCTCCTGAAGCTAATCGCAATATTCAACGGTACTCGGCTGCTCAAGCTTTATCTCGCGGATATGGTGGCGGTTCTGGAGCGGGGCTTTTTGGGGCTGTTCAAAACTACGCTAGAGCATCAGAGGCAAGGCAGAATCAAGGTCTTGCTCAAGCGCAGAACTTTATCCAGCAGCAACGAGCCTTTGGAATGGCGCAACCGTTCTCGGTGAGCAGCATGTTCATTAGCCCGACTCAGCGGATCAACCTTTCGCTGCAAGAAAATCAGTCCCAGTACAATCGAGACATGGCGGCTGCTCAAGTTGCTGCTCAACCTGATCCTATGATGGCCGCTATCGGTGGATCGTTGTCAAATATTGGTGGAATGATGTTTGGCGGTGGAATGAGTAAAATGGGAATGGGTACTGGCACCAGCTCTGGTACTAGCTCTGGAACTAGCGGAATAACCATAAATTATGGCGGTTACGGAGGTAATGGCATTGGATACAATCCGTACGGATCGTACCAGCCAAACATGTACAGCACTCCTTACGGTATGTATAGCCAAGATTCGTCAACCAGCATTGGTGTTGGAAGATAAACCAACAGAAACATTATGGATCTACAACCTAATCGAAATGTTGGTCTTGAAAACCAGCTCCAAGCTATCCAGCTAGGCGCATCGCTGTACGACCGCGCACAGACGCAAAAGCGGATGGTGGAGCAGTTGCAGTTGCAGACTGCTGAGTCATTGCTGCAACGGCGTGGAATGGAGCTTCAAAATAAAGCTCGGGAGTTTGAGCTAACTCGCGCACTCAAAAATTCTGAAGACGAAGTTGATGACGTTGACAACATGAACTACAATGTTCAAGCGGTTGACACGTTTTTCATAAATCCAAACGCTCCTTTCCCGACATTTAAGCCGGTCAAGTCGGCCAAGAATCAAGGAATACTGAATCAGTATCGTCAGCAGCTTGACGATTTTTCCACTCGTCGCCGGTTGATGAATGGAGCGAATGAAACTAAGCAAATTGTTGGAAATCAATTGGCAGACGCTATTAGTTTTGCAAATAAAAACGGTCTGCACGATGTAGTTTGGCAGAACAATAATGGGTTGAATGAGTACGGCCAAATAGACATGGGAAAGGCCAAGCTAATTCTTGATTCGGTTGCTCCAAAAATGGCCGAAAAAACAGCTCAAGAATCCGGGCTTAGTATTGCGGCTAAGATTGCTTCGGCGGCATCGTCAGGGCCAGAAGCTATCGATCAAATGGTTTCGTCCAATTTGCTAACTCCCGCGCAAGGGGAAATGGCAAAATCCGCTTCCGCAAGCAAGCAAGCCTCTAAGTCACCTTTGACGGCTGCATTGGCAGATTGGCAACGCGCTGCTCAAGATCAAAAGGATGCCAAGTTTCAGGTTCTCAAAGCCGCTGCTACAAAGAGCGGTCAGGACATTATTGTTGGCCCTTCTGGTGAATTTGAGTTTAAGAAGGCGTTGCCTCAAGCGGTTCAGACTCAGCTTTTTAATGGTATCAAGTCTGCCAACACTGCGATTGATATTCTTGAAAAAATTAATCCAAAAGATATCGACGACGCATTTAGTTTTAAGGGTGCGCTTAGAGCTGGCGGACAAGAAGTCGGACTTGCAAAAGCCAATCTTGGTCTTAACGAGGCTCAGATTAGGATTAGAGGTACGCTTAGGTCGTTAACTCCTTTGGTTGCAAGGGGTATTCTTTCTGAAACAGGTCGGTTAACTGAAGGTGACGCAAAAAGAGCTGACGAATTGATAGCTCAGAGCTTTGTGAAATCAAGCCCATCTCAGGTCAAGCAGGCAATTTCAGAATTAAAAGAAAAATTCCAAAGCGCCAAAGATCGAATGAAATCTCCATTTGGAATGATTGGAGAAATGGATATTCAGAAGATTGAAGGTCAGCCAATAACTGAAACAAAACCTCAACAACCTTTAGGCAATGATGTGTTTTCAGCATTAAAACAAGATCCTGTTTTTCCTTCTGTTGAAGTGGCTGAAAAATCTGTTCCAATAGGAACAAAGTATAAAGTAGGAAACAAATTCTACAGAAAGCAATAACATGCCATCAATTGAAATTACAGAGGAAGAGTTTTACGCAGACGCGCAACCTGCCGCATCGTATTCTGCTCAACCTTCTTCGGACATGTCCGCAATGTCCGCACAGTATCAGGCTCCGCAGAGGACTGGGGCTGATCCTTACGCGAGCATGTTTCAAGCTGGATCAACACAGCAGCTTCAGGCGGCTGTCGATGATGCGGGTAAGATAGGAGAGCAGAAGGCTATTCAAGGTGAGTCTGGTCAGTATGTAACGCCATATTTCCAGCGTCCCGGTGTGATGACGGCTCCTCCTAGTGTTGCAACTTCTGACGAAGAAAAGAAAAGAGCCGCTCAACAGTTGGCTATTTCTGGAGGACTTGTTGCTGGCACGGTTTTTCCAGCACTCCTTCCAGAAGCTTTAACCGCAGCAGCAACGACAGGAACAATTGGAGCAAGGCTTGGTGCAGGCGCTCTTGTAGGAGGAACAAGCGGAGGTGCATCTGGAGCAGTTCAAGCCATTCCAGAATTGCTTCGCGGTGAATATGGTGAAGCGGCAAAAACAGCTCTTAAGGAAACTGCTGTAGGAACAGTGGCTGGCCCGATTGTAACTGAGGTTGCAAGGCCATTGATAAAAGCTGGAACCGCTGCTTATGAGGCATTTCTTCCGGGTGCGGATAGGTTAAAGCGTTTTCTTGGCACATATTTTCGACCTCAAGTTCAACGCCCTCAAACCTTGGAGTCTGAAGAGATTAGAAACATTATTTTTGAGTCAACCGGAGAAAAAGTTCCGCTTGGTGTTGCGGAGGCTATTGGAACTCCTGAAATTGCAAACGCAATGAGAGGTTCTGTTCCAAAGGCTGAACCAAGCGTTGATGAGCTTGAAGCCGTTAAAAGGGCTGTATTATTTTCGGCTTCTCGACTCGGCAATAAAAACCTAGGAATCTCTTCTGATGATCTTGCGACGGAGACGATTAACCTTTTGAAGAAGGAAATCGGCGCGGTTTCAAAGCCTTATGAAGACGCCGTAAGAAAAATTAGCAGTCAACTTGATTCGTCAATTAAAAAAGGCTTTTCCGAAGTTGAAAATCAATTTCAATCTCTTATACCCGGAACAACTGCAACACCGACGATGCTTGGTCAAAATTTCAGATCGAACGTTCAATCTGGACTAAAGTATCTTAAGGACACAGACAATTCTAACTACGGGATTGTTTACAAAAATCCTGCGTACGAAAAACTGGAAACTAAAGCTGTTAGCAACTTAAAAGGTGTTGCAAACGACATAGATTCTTCAGCCGTTCAGCAGTTGTCAGCAACTCCAGAAGAAGCGTTGGCAATTGTGGATCAGTTTGGTTTTAGCATTCCTTCAACGCAGTCTCCAAAAACAATCGGAATACCGTCAACGTATCCAGAGGGAACTCGCGGATTCATTGGAGCAATTGGGAAAATGGCTCCAAATCAAAAACTTGATTCACTTAGAAAACTAAGAAGTCAGATTGGTGATTCAATTGGAGATGATACGGCGCTTCTTGGGCTTGGAGATAGAGCCAAGCTACAGCTTTATAATGCTGCATCAAAAGATATTTCCCAATTAATTGACAACCTTCCAACCTCAACATTAAAGGATCAGTTAAAGTTGGCCGACAAGTTCCATCGCGAAAATGTCGATAATTTTGCTGGAAGAGAAATTCAGTCAATCATCAAAGAGGTTGGATACCAAGGCGGTGCTGGGCCTGCTTCAATTGCTAACAAGTTGGAATCTGCTGATGCTCCGTCATTTATAAATCAATTGAAAAAAGCTTCGAATCCAAGCGAGGCTTCAAAAATTGATTCGATAGCCAAGGAGTTTATTTTCAATCAAGCAGGTAAGTCGGCCAAGGATGTTGTTTCCGGGGAAGTTTCTATAGGTAGAGTTGTCAAATACATTGATAACCTCGCCCCTGAACTGAAGGAGTCTTATTTCCCAAATTTTCAATCCATTAAAGGGTTAGCAAAGAGACAGTCGTCTTTGCAGGAACTCGAAAAATCAGCAGACAAAATATCATCTTCACTTACCGCTGATCCTAGACTTCTTTTTGAGGCTCTTGGAAGTGGAGGAAAAGCTGTTGAAGATTTGGTTTCAGCGGCAATGAAGCGGTCTGGAGAGATGGAAAAAGCTTTTAGAGGAACAGTTCTTGGTGCTTTGAAGAAAGGTTCAGGGGGAGAAATAACTGATGCTATTTCTCAAAATCCATCAAAGTTTATTAAGGCAATTTCAGATGCAGAAGGACCTTTTTCTAGCACCCAGACAAAAGCTGCTTTTGATTTGATTGGAAGGGAAAACCCAGAACTTTTGAATCAACTTCAATTCCAGTATGTTGATGATTTGATTTCAAAATACTCAGGTAAAGGTGTTTTGGATGTTTCATCTTTGGCCGCTGACCTTTCTCCAGAGGCGATTGCTGGAAAAGCTGGTTCACTAAAAGGTTATGCGGACGCAATACTTGGGTCTTCTCGAACTGAAAACATAAGGTCTGTGATTCAGAATGTTTCCAAGATGGAGAAGATTCGTGCGCCTCTCAGTGAATCCGATCCTTTTATCGAAGGCATCGCAAGGGGTGTTGGAGGTGTCGCTGGAGGCGTTGCAGGAAAAGGAGCAAGGATTGGGACGATAGGAGGCGCGAATCAGGCCAACCAAATCGTAAAGCTTCTTCCAAGAATCCGCTACAAAATCGCAGCCAAACTGCTAACCACTCCAGAACTGCGCTATCTTGCAATGAAGCCAATTGGACAGATTACAAAAAACGAGGCAAACGCTGTTTTAAGGGCAACAACAGCCGCAATTTCAGCGTACGATGGAGATGACTCTCCCGACATCGACGAGCTGCAAAATCTTGAACGATGAAAACCTCCCTCTCTAAGAAAGGTAATACCTATCAGGGTAAGAAGGTGACGCTCAACAATCCGTTCTACACTCCGGGTGAGCGGAAAAAGAGTGCTGTTTACGTCAAGAATCCTGCTGGCAAGGTTGTCATCGTCCGCTTCGGCGATCCTGACATGACCATCAAGAAGTCGAATCCTGAGCGTCGCAAGAACTTCCGAGCGAGGCATAATTGCTCGGAGGCTAAGGACAAGACGACGCCTAAGTATTGGTCATGCGCCGCTTGGTAATTTCGTCAGTAACAACTCATTCTACATATTATGGACAAGATGAAACTTGGTGGTGGCGGTCGTTACGAGAAGCTTATCGGCTCTCTTGAGAGCAAGGGCGTCAAAGACCCTGCGGCTCTTGCGGCATACATTGGACGTAAGAAACTCGGCAAGGCAAAGTTCCAATCGCTTGCTGCGAAAGGTCGTCGCCGCGCTATGAAGGAGGGCTAACGCTTGGGTCTTGCTGTCCACGGCTTCTTCGCTGTGGACTTATCGACGACGAACTGTTCGGGCGGTGCGTAATCCCATGATATCGTACCGACGCCGCGCTGGATGATGATCGAGCCTGATTTCTTCTTTTCCTTATCCTGCAAGCCTGACCTATCTCCGCGCTTTGCCATTCCGAGCATGAAGCGTCTCGGTTGATTGAATCCTATCTCCTTCATCACGATTACCTCTCTGGCCCAGTTCGTCAGGTCCGACGATCCAAAGCCTGAGTAGGCCATGTCTGCCACGCTCTCAGGTTTGTCGTCCTTGCCCTTTGGTTTGGGGAAGTGATGCACCAGCACGATGACGACTCCCGTCTCGATCATAATCGGCTGGAGCAAGTGACGCGTGAAGTTCGCACAGACCTCGATATCCGATGGATTGCCTCCGATGTACGAGAGCAGTGGATCGATGTAGACGATGTCCACCTTCGTCTTACGGATGAGGCGACGCAGCATTTGCGTGAAGTCTGACCCAGTACGAACTGCCTCACGGAAGAATAGCATGTTCGCTCGTTTGAGTCCGTTCACCCAGTCGCTACCGAACACCATCTGCGAGGCTCCCTTGAGAGCATCATGCTGATCGGCGATGTCGTTCTCCGCTTGGACGTAGGCCACTCTCAATGGTCTTACGGGCTGTACACCGAACCAGTCACTACCTATGGCCCACTTCAGTCCCTGATAGAATGCCATCGAGCTTTTGCCGCATCCGCTCTGTCCAACGAATAGGAGAGATGAACCGCGTCGTAGCCATCTATCGCCGATGAGGTTGTCAGGATCATTCTGCGGATCATAATCGACAATGCTCTGGAGCGTGAACTCCTGAGGCATGTCCTGCGACTCCAGATGGTCCGTGTAGGCGTCCCAGTTCACCGAACCCACATTGATGGCCAAGAGCTTCTGTTCGTTGCCATCGCGCATCACACCGGCAAGACGAGAGAACCTGCTCGCGTTCTTGTTCTTCGGATCGATGCCGAGAGCCTCTAGCTGGCGATAGACGACATCACGACGCTCGTTCCATTCCTCCTTGTTCGCCGCATCGACGCGCACCCATCCATGCAGGCTCTTGCCGCCGGAATCTATCACAACAGAGAGCGGCAGCTTCGACTCCTTGAGAATCGTCCATTGCTCGTCCTTCGTCTTCTCATCCATCTCAACGAGGACATGGCGGAAGTTTGCCACGCCGGAATCAGAGCCGTTCTCCTCAATGCACGGGTTGATGCGGACGTACGCGCCACGGCTGTCAGGGCCGTTCCACATGGCGCTGATGGGCGGCGTGAAGTGGTTCTTAATCCATTCGTCGCGTTTGAGGAATGTACCCTTGGAGTTTGGCCTACCTCGACCGTCTTCGTCGCAGATGATGTCGTTACAGATGCAGACAACTTCGTCCGGCTCAAAGCAGGCTTTCAGGAAGTCGATGGTTGAAAATCTGAATTCCGGTTGCGGAATTGCTTGGATCTTTTGAACGACGAACTTGCCGGTCGTTGAGACGGGCGTTCCGCTTTGCGCGGATAGAAGCCATCCCTTTGGCTTGTCGTGCGTCACAGTCATCGCCTGATTCACTTTGTGGGCCAATTCATGTGGCTTCCACGGCGGGAGACATTTCGCGTTGTACTCATGCAGGAGCGTCTCGGCGTCTCCATGCGATAGCTCAAAGCCGTGTATGAGCGCGGTAGCTACTGCGAAGGTTGCGTTATGACCGCCCTGACCGGCGACGGCTCCCGGCGTGTTTCTGAGCCATGCTCGCGCACGGTCGATTTTTGATTGATTCATTGGATTCCAAGTTGTTTGCGCGCCAGCTCTCCACTTTCGCCGAGGTCAGTGATGGCGATTTGATGGAGAACTGATTTTGATTCTTCAAGTTTCAGGAAAAGGAGAGACAGCTCTTTGGGAGTCATCAGGTACTTGCTCCAATGTTGAATTGGAATGGAGCGAGACTGGAACTTCGCAAAGAGCTGCTCTTGTGCTGCAATGTAGAGTTTAGGGTGCTTGTTCAATGACCGGGATGAACTTAGTTTTGAATTCAGCCTTCGTTCGAACGTACACCTTTGATTTACCGTCGCGGGTGTAGGCAACACCCACCCATTTCATTTCTCCGATTCGTATCTCTACGTCGTCTGAAATGACTTCAACCTGCACCGAACTGTTTCCTGAGTTTTTGAATTTCATCTTCGGAGGCGTTATCGAGATGTCCGACTCCAAGCGATTGCCAAGCACCATCAATGATTTGCGCCTTTGGCTTTGGCTTAGTCATCCAACCTCGAAGAATCGCATGGTCGATGAGTGCTGGCGCTTCCTTCAACAATTGTTCTCTCGTTATTTCACTTTTCATCAATTAGCCTTTTTCCCACGTCTTCCCATCGACCTTCTCATCCCGAGTTCCTGACCAAGTTCGTTGACAAATCCGCGTCGCACTAGCCACTCCTTGTACTTCTGGTCGATGTAGGCGAAGTGAATCTTTTCGGATGATTCGTTTGATTCCGCTATCCGCATGATTGATAGTTTATTTCCGTCGTTCATTTGTATGTCTCGATTGTGTGTTTGTAGTGTCGCTCGGCTTGGGTGCAGTTCCAGCAAAGGTCTTGAGTTCCGTTGCATCCGCACCCGAGAGATTTGAATAGTACATTGGCCAACCACTTGTATTCGTCGATGGCCGCTCGCAATATTTCCACGTCCGTTTCCTTGGACAAAGGTTTAAGCTCCTCGCTCATTTGACGACGAAGAGGATGAAGTAGGCGCTGGCGACGACGACGCCCATAGCGAACGCGGCGATGAGTAACTGCTTCAATTCCTCGGGCGATGGAGGACGATTAGATTTGTGGATCATCTGCCTCCTCCCATCGCATAATGAAGGATCAAAAGGGCGTCGCAGTTTTTGAGCGTCACGTCCAGATGCGGATAGAGTTCCTGGGCTTTGCTTTTGAGCTTTCGCTTCCATTCTGGTCCTGTTTCGCATGATTTGCGTCCACCAAGTCCAAGAGGTTCCTGCCATATCTTAGGCTCGACGCGGTGAAGTGCGTAACCTTGTGCGTAGCCCAGACCCTGCACAATACCGTAGTTTTCGTGGAGCGTCGCCATGCTGGCCGATGATGTGAGCTTGCTCACGAACTTTGGTACTTTCTCAATCCACAGATGCGAGTCGTTGACCTTGAATCCGCTTAGTAACTGCGCCGTGTCCGGTAACGACTCGGGCATTGGGAAGAGCAGTATTCCTTCCGACGTGCTGATGGCAAATCCGCCGCCCACACCCGGATCGACCGCTACGATAGGTTTGTATGTATGCTTCATTTGAGTTGATTGAAAAATTTGTTCGACGCTCAGTTTGTGAAGTGTAAACGCTGGTTTTCTCGGATAGTAAATGTTAGAGAGCGCATCCACCTTCGCACTCGAAGTTGAACGCAGATTGCCCACGTTCGTTGTCGGTAAGATGAACCTCCTTCAAAGGACGGCACGACTTGTGGAGGTAGAGCTTGTCGTTGCATCCGCGATTCATAACGGTTCCTTCTTTTCTCAACGCCTCATCAATTTCTACAGCGCGATTCCATCCGTCTTCATCTCGTTCACGCAGCAAAAGCCATTCATGGTCAGACTTGTACGGACAGAACACGCAAGCAGATCTTGGGACAGTGTGAGGTATTTCAAACGCTTCTAACCATTTCACGCAGTCGGCTCGCGTCATCATCTTGTCGCAGAGCGGGAATTCTGGTTCTGACCAGTGCGGAGAGTTGGATTTGATTCGAGTTGCTCGTCCCGCTTCATCCAAGCTGATTCCAAAAAGCTGGGTCAGCTTTGTTGTGATACGCTGACCTTTCTCTAGTCCAAGCAATTCACGTCGAATGAACCGTTCGATAGGAACAATCTTGTATTCCTTGGTGCATTGCCTTCGCATGATTCCAAGCGGTTCACCTTCGTTTTGAGCGGTAAAGGCAGGAATCGTCGCATGGCGTTGACCTGTTGAATTCATGCCATGAACTAGGTCGTTTCCAAGGAATCCAGCGGAAACGACATGGATGGTTGGCCCACCCAAGCTTTTCAGCCATTCCATGTGGGCGTAGACAGACTTCGGCTCCTCACCGAGGTCAGCGAAGATGGCGCAATCAATCGGTGCAACCTCACCGCGCAGTGCCATCAGATAGAGCGTTGTCGATTGAACGCCTCCGCCGAGATTTAAGATTCTCATCGATTCCTCCTGATCTGACCACGCTTCAACTTTGAAATCCAACCGAGACTGACTGCGTAGTCTTCCGCAATCTGTCGATAGGTCTTTCCGCCCTTAAGGTCTTCCAGTACCTCGAAAACTACTGCATTTGGAATATGCCCGTTCAAAGGAACGTAAGTGTTTGTTTTCATATTTTTAATAGCACAGCACCGAGACGTTCTCCGCCGCGATGCGAACCGCTGATTTTGTTGCTCCGTCTTCGCTCCACTTTTCGACTTTCACACGGCCTTTGACACGCACCAGCGCGCCGTTGCCGATTTCAAGAATCTTCTCCGCAACTTGCCCCCATGAGGACAATTCGAACTCATCGAAGTCTTCGTGGAAGCGCCCTTCGTTGTCGGTCCAGTGACGGGCGATTGATATGACGCGGCGCACCATGAGCGAGCCTGTCTTGGTTTCCGTTTTTCGGCTGATTCCGCGCAGCTCTCCGATGAGAAGGACTACGTTCTCTGTAGGCGTGGCTGTTTCATTTGATGTCGTAATTGATGCACTCATTGGAAGACGCAACCTAGTTGGCGGTAGCAGGTCATACGCTTTTTTGCGTGGAACGAGCCGATGGGGTGAAACTTGTCAGAGAAGTCCAGAATTGTCGCGCAGTTCTTGGTTTCTGTTTTGCGCAATGCACGACTCGCTCGCTGGATGGTTTTCTGTGACGACCGACCGCCGCTGACCATGATGAGCAGATCGACGTTGGGCAGATCCAATCCTTCGTCGGCCAATGATGTGGCTATCATGGTTTTGAGTTGTCCGCTCTTGAATTCGTCCATCGCCGCCTTGCGCAGCTTCTTCGAAATCTTGGAATGAACGAGCCGAGAACCCGGAATCCGGCGTTCGTAATCCTCTCCAAGCGTGATGCGTGGAATGAGGATGAGTGTCTGCATGTCTCCATGCTCCATCGCGTACTGGATGGCGTAGTCGTTGCGTTCCTTGTTCTGGCAGATGCCGATATCGACGAGCGATTCCCAAGCGCACATACGCTTCAATTCTTCGTCGGTTATTCGCATGTACTTACGTCGCGCTTGGAACAGGCGGTCGATGTTGTCGTCGATCTTCTGCTGGATGTTGAGGTCCGTGGCGTGGCTGATTTCGAGGTATGCGTCGGCCAATGAATCGCCAATGTCGCTTCGCTTGATTTCGTAGGTGCGGTTGTGGAAGAGCGTTCGCGTAACCTCGTTCCGATCTGGATCGTCGCCCCACGGCGTGGCGTCAAACCCATAACGAATCCCGTTACAAGACTCGATGATGCGACGCCATCCGGCAGCAGGCGCATGTTTGCAGTTATGGACTAGGATACCGTTTGCGAAGTAGTTCTCATTTCCTTCAACCGAGAAATTGTAGACATGATCTTCTCCGCGCATTGCTTGGCCCCAAGAAGCACCTCCTTGTTTGTGAATCTCAACACGCACCACCCTAGTGAATTGAGTGTTTCGGTCTTCTTTTTGTCCGCAGCTTTCCTGCTGATTGAACTGTGTGAACCGCCGTCCACCTCTATCGCCAGTTTTACCGCAGGTTCCGCTAGATCCACCTTGTAGCAATTCGGAACATTCTGAATCCCGCTTCCAGCGGTCTTGATCGGATACTCCGTCAAAAGGTTGCACATGAGCGAAAGAATATGCTGAGTTGATGTTGGCCCTGTTCCATTCCCTCCACGAACCTTCGGTTTGTGTCCAATCGCTTTGAGTGATTCCGACATACGCCTCCTCGTCTGATCGGACACACTTCTGGCTGACATCCATTTGGAAATCTTGTCGCCCATTCGCTCGTTCGTGGCCGACATTCTTTCCGAACTCATTTTTGAAACCATCAAGTCCCGACACTGAATTGAGCAGTAGACTCGGCCACGCTTGAGTGCATCCAGACTTTTGTAAGCTGGAGTCCTTCCCATGCATGTGACTGGCGTCTTGCACCATGCACATTGAGTTTCCACGCGTCTCCTTTTCTCGAACCGAAGAAGTGTTTTGCATTGCTCGCAAACCGGCTTCCTGGTTGTCGAGAAGTGGCCGCTTCTTTCGGTAAATGTTCCGCATTCTCTGCATTCCATGTTCATGCGATGGAATGGTGGCAACCATATCGTCTGATGTCAAGCTGATGGCCGGAACATACTCGAATCCGTTCCAGAATGGATGACCTTGGGTGCAAGTGACTGATCCGTTTTCAGTCCAAACAGTCACCATCGTGTTTGGCATTGGTGTTTTGAAAACATCCAAAACACGCCGTTTTTCAACGCACTTCAGTTCATGGTTGTACGAATCAACCATGTCTCCAGTTTTGATTTGGTTGATCGGCTTGTTCCCTATTTTGACCCAAGACGGAAAACACTCGTCCACGATCAGCACATCCTTTCTACTGAAGTCCACCGATTCGTGCGGACAGCGGATTTCGACAATCTCATCAGGTACGCCAGCAACACGGAGCGATGTGCGCGCTTGCTGGCATGTCTCGCGGGTTGGAGCAAGCCAACCAAATCTTAATCCAGATCCGCAGTTTTGATAGTGCTTGATAATGCTCGCAGCAATCCATGTCTTGCCGCTGCCTGCCGGTGCGATAATCAGGCCGTGGCTAGTTTTGGCCCACTCTACTGCGTTTTTTTGGTATTCTCTCAGATTCATAGTTTTAGGAAATTTGCCCCTCCGCCCACTGCTTCATAGCGAGCGAAGGGGATTGTGCCGCCCACACGGGTGGCTCCGCCGTCATTCGTTCGTTGTACTGGCGGTAGAAGGCGCGCTCGATTGCGTCGTGGCGCACCTCTTTTCCAGCAACTTCCTTAACGCTTGATTGGCGAAAAATCCAATCTTCAATCCATGCTCATCGCAATGTTTGCGAACCTCTTCGTGGAGAGCTGAGTCGATGGTGATAACTGTGTATTTTTTCTTTAATGTCATTCCAGCAGGTGTTTGATGATTTGATTTCTCTCTTTTATCGAAGCCCTAAGAATGTTCTCCAGAACAACGTGCGCGCTGACCGTGCTAACGTGCTTCCACTCTGGATTTTCGTCGATGTGTTTGGCTGTATCCAGACTTTCTACGCGAATTGCTTTGTTATTTTTGTGGACATAAATAAATGCGGGGCTGTCTTTCATTTGGCCTCCTTTGATTTGTTCCAGTTTTCGATCTTGTCATGCCATCCCATGAATGCGGCAGCAGCGCATAGGTAATCCCCAGCCTCCTCCAGCCGCTTTATGCGTTGGTTGGCTGCGTTGAGTTCGCGTTCGAGTTCTCTTGCAAACGCAACCCATGTCGGTGGGCAGTTGAGAAAACCAACGTGTCCGTGTGTTTCGAGAATTG